AACAAAAACGCAAACTCTCTTACTACGCAAATGTTTATGTGGTGAGCGATCCCACCCACCCCGAAAATGAAGGTCGTGTGTTCCTTTATAAGTTCGGTAAGAAAATCTATGACAAGATCATGGAAGCGATGCAACCGCAGTTTGCGGATGAGGAAGCCATTAATCCTTTTGACTTCTGGACTGGTGCTAACTTCAAACTGAAGATTCGTAAGGTTGAAGGTTATTGGAACTACGACAAGTCGGAGTTTGATAAGCCTTCCGCACTTCTAGATGATGATGCCAAACTGGAAAAGATCTACAAGAACCTGAATGATCTCAATGAGTTCAGTGCTGCATCCAACTTCAAGTCTTATGAAGATCTGAAGAAGCGTCTAGAGTATGTTCTGGGAACCCGTGGTGTGCCCAAGAATCAAGATCCTGAACTGGTTGCAGAAGAGGAAGAGTGGGAAGCTGAGCGTCGTGGTGAATCCACACCGAAGCGTTCAACTCCTTCCTTTGAGATCTCTCGTCCCGTTGCACAGGAAGAGGATGATGAAGATGCTGATGATGCTCTGAGTTACTTCCAGAAACTCGCTGAGTCCTGATAGTTCAAAGGAGGGGGCAATCCCCTCCTTTTTCATTTTATACCCCAGTAAGTTTAGGATTGTAAGTAGTTTTTAAATCATCTGATATATAATCAGTTGATTGATTATTATATCGCATAGAATTTTTTAAATCACTTATAACAAGTGATAAGTATTCTCGTTTTAAGATTAAAATTACTCTTTTTTCATCGTTTAATTTTGACTCATATTCATAATTTGACACTGGTTTTGAACAACTCTTTCCTTCAACTTTAAGAATAGTATTAACAGTAGGATCAAAATATTGTAATCCCTCACTTATTTTTTCTCTCCACTCAGTTCCATACCATTTCCAAGTTTTATTATTTTGAGAATAAGTTTCACCAACTTCTACATTAACTAAATCCGAAGGGGGGTCAATATATACGAACGGAAAATTTACATAATTTTGACCACCGTCAATAATTTGAACACTAGATATTCCAGAATTATTGTTCATTGTATACTTAAATATTGCTTGTCTTGATATTGGTGCTGGTTGTATGGTTACCGTTGGTGCAATAGTATATCCAAATCCTGGATTAGTAATTACGATAGACGTTATGATTCCCGCAGTAATACTTGCTATTCCTGTTGCAGTTACTTGAGAATATGGTGAGGATATTGTTATAATTGGAGATTGTGTATAACCGAATCCTGGGTTTGTAATTAAAATATTAGTTACAGAGCTATTAGATACCGTTGATATTCCTGTTGCTACTGATGTTACTTCATATTGATGTATCCTATTTAAATTACCTGGACTATTTCCAGCTATAAAAACTTTTTGTCTCTTTGAGTCTATATACACATCGCATGGTCCTGATATTTTGTCTCCGACAAAATACGATAATTTATAAGTTCCTGTAGATACATTCCAAGGTGTAGATATATCAAATTCAAAAACAGATTGAACATCTGATCCTACAGCAAGTAATTTGGTTCCATTTTCAAAAAAACTAAATCCCAATAAACTGTTGTCTCCAGTAATAGTATTAACATCTAGTTGACCGGTTGTAGATCCAGATCTAGTCGAAAGATCCCAGGGTGTTCCTAAATCATATTGTTTTATGATATCTGGTGTGCTTAAATCCAAGATATAAACTTTAGTACCATCAGATTTTAATCTGACTCCTCCTGGAGAGTTTGTACTTAATTCATGTATTTTTGATGCACTTAATATATTCCATGGTGTGGCTAAATAATAAGTCACAATTTTATATGATCCAGATTGTCCACCCGATACATACATATAAATTCCATCTGGACTTAATTCAACTCCAGTTGTGTAGTTAAAATCTGCACTTACATCAAGTCCATTGGTTTGCGTTAAAGTTGAAATATTCCATGGTAAAGAGAGAGTGAATTCTCTAATTCTATCTCCACTAAAAAGACTGGCTGTATAAACTTTAATTCCATCAGAACGTACATACATACCTTCTAAACCGTCACCAGCTAAGATAGATGAATTGGATACATAATATCCTTCGCTAAAGATATTGGTAGGAAATTGAAATTGAACTGTAGGAGAGGTTAATCCATATCCTATTCCACCAGCAAGAGATGTTATACCAATTACTCTAGTATTTGCTCCTATTGTAGATGCTGCGCTAGCTTGAACAGATACTGGTGGAGCACTAAAAGTAAGTGATGGGTTTGAATTATATCCTTGACCACTCACCAATCCAACAAAAGATGTAACTTTAAAATCTGTTATAACACAATTTACAGAAGCATTAGAAGTTACTGGAGGAGTACTTAAAAAAACATTGGGTTTACTATAATATCCTAATCCTGGTTCTGCGATGTATATTGACGCTATGCTAAACCCAAGCCCAACAATCGGCAATAAAATTGCTTGCGTGCCAGGAACTGTTATTGGCGGAAATGTTATTCCAGCTGGAGTTGATGCTATGCTCACAAATTCTGGGGCATTGTAAAAAGATTCATCAACAAACAATCCACCGGATAGGATTTCTCTATTAAAACTATCAAATATCGGTAAAGTTTCATAATGATGGATCTCAGAAAAAGCTTCTTCGGATCCATATTTATCAATCATATATTTATAGAAACTATCTAAGTTTAAAGGCCATTCATCATTGACATTTATAATATTATTCATTAAAAGAACTACCCAATCAAGTTCTGGGTCACCATAAAATTTTTCAGCGATTTGTTCCGGTCTTTCGTCACCAGTTATTGTATAGTAATCGAATGATGTAATATATTGAGAGATATCTTCTCTAATTTTTGCTCTTTTAAATAGATTTTTTACGATAACAACTTCATCATTTGAAGTTTCGTTTTTTGTTCTATTATTAAATTGTATATTAGGTAATTCTTTAAAGTATCCCATTTTAGTATCCTATTGACTCGTCATTGACTGCAGTTAAATCTTCTCTACCAGATATTGGATTACCAGATTGATAGTCGGTGTCATAAAGTGGTTCAAGTTCATTAAATGACATACTTATAACTGTGGATACTGGTTGTCCCGATTGATATGCGGCCCAAAATCCATCTGGAGTAAAATCACATTGAAAACTAGTTAAAGCACAAGTTTTAAATCTATTTACTCCTTCAATCAATCTTCCTCCACCTTCTCGTCTAGACTGGGTTATATACTCTAACTGAAAAACATTTGGTGTACCTAAAAAGTATGAACTTTGTCCTGCCAATCCTCCTTGCGCTGTTATTTTTTTAGCTGCCATACTCTGTTTAAAAAATCTTATAATTCTTCTAACTCTAGATGCTTCTTGTTCAGTCCTTGGAGTTAATCTATAACTAAAATTAAAAGCCCTTAGTGTTGGACCATTAAATAATAATTCCATATTTGAATTTGGTACAATTCCAGCTCCTCTTGCTAAAATTGATTCTACTTCAGCTCCAACTCCGCCGGCTTTTAATATTTTTGAGGCAAAAGATGTACCAATAAGTAGTTGAGCATTTTGAGAACCAGCAGCAGAACCAGCGAGGTCAAGTACGGCTTTAGACACGACTCCAGCCCCAAATCCAGCACCTAGTAGTGCTGTCGCACCCCCAGCCAAAGCTGACTGGATCAGATTGCCTCCTAACGGGCCCTTAGAATCAAGAGTATTTGCTGTCACTGCTGAAGCAAGATTATTCATCGTATCTTCGCCCCAACTTACAGAATTTGCATCTGCAACTTTATTTGGCATAGGTAATATTACTAAACCAATTCTTTCTGTTCTAGGTGCATTCGTTTGCACTCCATTAGTTATGGTTCCGATTGCTGCATCCCTCCCACCAAAAATAGCTGCTGATCTAGAAGGTCTATATCTGTATCCCATAATCTGTAGTGTATCTTGTTGTTCAATATTCATATCCATTGGATACATCATGACTTGACGATTAAATAATTCCTGATCATTTGAAACTCCAAATTGACTACCATTTACGGCAAGGTTAGATGCTGCTCGTGGAAGATTTTGTATAGCTGAGATGAGTCCAGATGCTGAATTTGCACCTATTCCATTCCCAGTACCATTATTTGAAGAAGATGGATTTGAAGTTGGATTTGTTGATGTCTGCCCAGGAGGTTGATTAGAATTTTGTGGTAACGCCCACTGTTGTATTACTAATCTATTTGAAGCTGCTCCCCCGTTCCTATATGTAGAATAAACAGATTGTTGAATTTGACTATGATATGCAGATTGTTGTTGAGAGGTTAATCCTATTTGTGTCGCACTAGCATTCCATCTCCCATCTTGATATATGGGAAGAGTTCCCGAAGGAGCATTTTGTTGAATAACTTGAACCCCTCCATTTCCGGAATCGTATTGAAGAATGTAATTAACTCCACCTTGAGTTAAAAATACATTATTTGGATTATTTGTTCCTATTGTTGCGAATGCCACTTAAGGTTTACTCCAGGCTCTGTGATTGGGGAAAGGTTGTCCTCTCATATCAACAAACTTTTCAGTGGGCAATAATGCAACGGAGGGCCAATCTTTTTCTGGGACTCTTAAAAATCCTCCACCAACTCCAGAAAAAAAGTAACGATGAATAGTATTACGAGGCATACCTACAGTATCTGACTTATTTATTAGGCTTTTTGCAAGGCCCTCTCTAAATTGTCTTCCAACATAATGAAGGTTAATACCAATGAAATAGTTTTGGTTGTAGTTAACTTCTGTAATATATGCAAGTGGTTGTCGGTCAAAAAAATTAAGTTCTTTAGTGCTTGCTCCATAAATGAAGAAATACATTCTGCCAACTTCAATACCACCAGTATCTTCTAAATTAGTATCCGATTGATCTAGTTCTCCCAGATATTGTCTGAGTTTCCCACTAAACCAATCTCCACTCTTATTTTTTCCCTTTACTTGTTTAAGTAAATCATATCCAAATCCTTTATTATCTTGATATGGTTCGTCTTTCAAAGTCATATTCCCAAATCCTCTTCAGTCATGATTCGGAATTCATAATTACGATCTGCACAGAATTCTTTTGCAGCTTCCCATTTTGCTTGATTCTTGACCCAAGTTTGGACTTTATATGCCCAAGCCTTTGTTCGTCTTTTTGGGTTTTGTTCAGGCATTTCTACTTCTTTTTTAGGTTTAATTTCTATAACAACTGTTCGTGTATTTCCATTTTTATCTTTATACTTCACAAAAAAATCTGGAAAGTATCTGTGAACTTTATTGTCTAGTGGGTTTTTATAGGGAATCCAGAATTCCTCTGACTGCCATTGGTTCACATTTTCATTTAAGTCACAATACCTCATAAACTTTCTTTCCCAGAGAGAACGATAGACAATATTTGTTGGATCGCCTCTATATTTTTTGGGATTTTCTGGCCTATATTTACCCTTATAACTCATATACATACTATAAGTCCTTAAAAAATATTTATCGATGCCAGAGGCATTTAGACCGGATTATCCAACAAATAGATTTAGAGTAGATCCAATTTACACTAGGATGACTCTTCCGAGAGGAACTAATGACGGAAGAGGATCTCTGCCTAGTGTTCGAGATTTATTTGGTGAATTATCCGTAACCAGTCAATTTAAAATAACTCTTTTTTTCGGAGATACCGCACTCCCGTCAGACTCTGATAATAATATCAACTCTTGGTTGGTATCTTGTGGTGTTTTGGGTTCAAATCTTTTCAATGGTAATAATGCAAACTTAAATTCTCTTCGTTACGAATTTATGTGTAATGAAACTTCCTTGCCTGGAACTACTTTGGGTGTACTAGAGGAATATGGTTCTAGACAAGGACTTAGTGAGAAATTTCCAAACAAAAGAGATTTTCCCGATATATCAATGACTTTTTACGTTGATGCTGAATACGGAATCATTCGTTTATTTGAAGAATGGATTAATTTTATTAACCCTGTTTATGACAGATCAGATAGAAGACGTACAGGAAATCCAGCCGGTTATGTAAATAGTATAGATCATCCCTGGGAAATCTTTAGATTTAGATATCCAAATACCTATAAGAGACCTGTTGCTATTACTAAATTTGAAAGAGATGTCTATGTTAATAATATCGGTGAAGTGGAGAGAAGTCCTTCAATGTTAACTTATTATTTTATGAATGCATTTCCAACACAGTTAACGGCACTTCCTGTTACTTATGAAGGAAGTACAATTACTAAAACAACAGTTAATTTTACATATGACAGATACGTCATTTTAAATCATCAAGCTGTAGGCAGTATTCCAGATGACGCTTTTGCGGAACAATTCAACAACAATTTCCGGTTACCTTTGTTGTCTGTTCCGGCGGTATCTTTTGGAGGCAATTCTTCATTACAGTTTCCACCAAATCCAAATCTAAACGGAACAAATCCGTCTTTAAGAATACAATAAATAAATTTAACTGATTACATAATTTTCCATGCCATTACCTAAGATTGCTACACCAACTTATGAACTTGAGTTACCATCTTCAGCAAAAACTATAAAGTATAGACCTTTCCTTGTAAAAGAAGAAAAAATTCTAATTTTAGCCTTAGAAAGTCAAGACGTAAAACAAATTACTCTTGCAATCAAGTCTGTTCTTAAAGACTGCATTATTACAAAAGGAATTAAAGTAGAAGATCTTCCTTCCTTTGATATTGAATATATCTTTTTAAACATTAGAGCCAAATCAGTATCAGAATCAATTGAACTTATTGTTACTTGTTCTGACGACGGTGAAACTGAAGTGCCTGTAAAGATATTCGTTGATGAAATTCAGATTCAAAAAGATCCAGAACATACTACAGAAATTAAAGTAGATGATCAGATTGTTATTAAAATGAAGTATCCATCTTTAGAACAATTTATTAAAAACAATTTTGATTTCTCCACTCAAGAGTCGATGTCAACAATTGAAAAATCTTTTGATATTATTTCTTCGTGTATCGAATCTATTTTTACTGCAGAAGAGTCTTGGGCAGCTGCAGATTGCACTAAAAAAGAACTCATTGAGTTTATTGAAAGTATGAATACAGAACAATTCAAGAAGATTGAAAAGTTTTTTGAAACAATGCCTAAATTATCTCACACATTCAAAGTTACTAACCCTAAGACCAAAGTAGAGAATGTTGTAACTCTAGAGGGTCTAACAAGTTTTTTCGGCTAAGTATGGCTCACATGGAGTTGGAGTCATACTATCGAATTAACTTTGCTCTCATGCAGTTCCATAAATACTCTTTGACTGAGATTGAAAACATGATTCCCTGGGAGAGGGATATTTACCTCGCCCTATTGAAACAACATATTGAAGAGGAAAACGAAAAAGCTAAGGCGGCAAATCGTGTCAATTAAACCGGCAATCAATCCAGGAGTAGCAGTTGCAGATAGGCCTGCAACCCTCTCTGGTGCGATGAATTTTATATCTGGTGGTCAAACATTAGGTACATCAATTGTTGCCTCTGCTGCTAATAAAATTGTAGGATTCCAAAGAGGTGCTGCAGCGGTTGCCCCTAAAGCCCCAGACTTAGGATCAATCATTAATACATTATCTACAAATATACTTTCTAATGTAGAAAATAAACTACAGTCAGTCAATCAAATGATACAACAAGTTATTCAAAATAAGTTTGTATCTCAACTTGGTGAGTATCGAAATCGAATTCAAGAGATAAGTTCAAATCCACCTAATAAAATATTACAAAACTTTTTCTCTCTTTATAAAGAAGCAATAGGATATATTCAATTTTTAGGTAACAGAAAAAATATTAAACGTCTTGGAGATAATTTACAAGCTCTACAAAATGTATTCTCCGAAACTTTTAAAATTGCTGCATTAGTTAGAACTACTATTATTAAGATTGTAAATCAATTATCTAATTTACCAACCGCCTCAACTGGTCCTGGTGGAGTTAACTTAGATATTAATGTTCCAGGAGGACCACTTAAAAGAGCTGGTCGTCTTCCAGGTATTCTCAAGATGGTTGGAATAGGTGCGGCCGGTTTAGGTGCAGTAGGTTTAGGCGCCAACGTTGTCAGTGGAATGATGGATGCCGGTGGAGATGTTCAACCAGATACGACTGGAGTTACTTCATCTATTCCTACACCTTTATTAGATCGATTCATGGAAATATTGAATCGTTTTGATAAAGCATTACAAGGATTCCAAGCACCAAAATCTGCACCGCCCGCACCAAAAGCGCCTTCTGCATCAGGAAAAACTACAGATAATAAGAAGGGTGGAAGTCCTGGTGGAAGTCCTGGTGGAGGAGTAAATGCTGGTGATATTACTGCTGATACTGCAGAAGAAAGCGCATTTATTGCTACCGTTAGAGAA